TTCCAGAACACATCCGTCTCCGAAGTTTCGCCCAAATAGCGCACATCGCGCACCAGCAGGTAACCCATCAGCGGATCGAACAGCAGAAAGAACACACCGAACGCCAGCACAAAACTCTGCAGCCCGTGGATCCATACCAGCCAACCGTTGGGCAGCAGCCACACGTTGATCATGCACGCGGCCAGCATCACCGGCAGGCGCAGCAGCCAGATGTCAGTCTTTTTCTTGTCGCGCAGCCCGGCATTGTGGTCGCGCATATCGAGCCAGGCTTCAATAGCCACCGGCAGTAGCATCAGCAGAAAGGTAAACACGTGTTTCATGGGTGTAAAAAGGGTTAAGTGAGAGCTTCTAAAATCTGGTTCTGCACCATTTCGTCCAGCCGGTTGCGCACCCGGGGGCTGTCGGCAAAGAAGGTGCGGGCCGGCAGCTGGGTGTTCATCCTGCGCGTGTGGCTGCGCACGCGAGCGCTCCGGCCCGCGCGCCTGCGCGTGTGCTCGCGCACGATGGCCGTGGCGGTAATGTTGGCGCCTTCGTTGTGGGCCTCCATGTAGTCGTTGGCCGTCAGCTGCACGCCCGTGGCGGTAACGCTGGCCGTTATGCTTCTGCGGCCGTCACCGATATCCACCAGCACCAGGCGGCCGGCATCGCGCGGAGCTCCCGGCTTGCGCTTGGCAAAGCTCACACCATTCACATCCGTTTGCCGCTTGATGTTATCCAGCGCGGTGTTCACCATTTCTTTGGCCACCAGCTTTTTCAGCCTGCCCTTCAGCGCTTGCAGGTTGGCTATGGCTTGCTCAATGCTCATGGCGCCAGGGGCAGGTTAAAGTTGTTATCGGCCTGCTGCTGGTGCTCGGGCTCTACGTAAAACTGCGGGTGCGTAGGCGGGAAGATCACCTGCTGTTCGCCCCAATTTATGCCGAAGCCCGGCTTGGGTTCGCCCAGTTCGTTCACGTTCAGCGTGCTCACTTCACCATCGCTGAGCTGGCGCACCGTGCAGCGGCAGTTGTAGTCGAGCGGGGGCAGCCACTTGTTCCAAAACGGATCGGTAAGCGGCTTAATGATGCCGTCAAACTTCTGGTGCGCGGCCCGTGTGCGTTCATCGCCCACGGTTTCGAACTGCAGCAGCGGCAGCTCGGCCACATCGTCTTTAAAGCGCTTCCACTTGCCGGCCATGCGGCTGGTGGCCACTGCGTGATTGTACTCCGTGCGCAGGAAGTCCACGTTGTACTCCTTGTTCAGCGCCAGCACATCGGCCCGGAATTCGCTGAAGGCTTTCACGTTGCCCTCGGCATTGCGCAGCAGGGCATTGGCCTGCAGCACAAAGTGGTAGTTTTTAAACCCGCTAAAGCGGTACACGTTCTGGAGCAGGGTTTCCAGCATCAGCTTGTCGCTGCCTTTGGCTGCTGCCAGGGTAAGGTTGTACCCTTTTTCCACGCCCTTAAACAGTTGCTCACTCACCAGCTTCCACAGGGCCGGGTCCACATCGCCCGGGGGCAGACTACCATCGCGCACGCGCGCGATGATGTCGTCAATGATTTCGTTGAGGTCATTGCGGTAGCTAAGCGTAATGGCGCCCGTGCCGCGTTTGTTCGCTGCGCTGCCCAGCTTGTAGTAGGCACGCAGGTCAGCGAGCTTTTTTGCGCCCGCCCCTCCCTGCGGTGAACCTTTGGCAGGCGAGCCTCCCTGCGGTTTAGCGGGCGGCTGCGGCTTTGGCGGGTCAGTTTCGGGTGGGGCCGTGTTGTTGCCGGAGTTACCCGTGCGAACAACAACCGGCCGTTGGCCAGGAGGCTCAATCCCGAATTCCTTGTAAAAGTCTTCCTCGGCTATCGGTGCCCCGGATTGCAGCAGCTGTATCCAGATAACAAGCTTCTTTTCTTTGTTTAGCTCATCAGCTGTTTTAAACTTGCCGTGTATGCCTTCCAGCGGGTAGCCGTGTGGCACCAGTATGTTGTGCTTCATCGGGTAGTTAATCACATACTCGGCATACAGGCGGTCTTCCAGGTTAATGGCTTCCTCAACGGCTTTGTGCACCTTGCCCAGTTCGTAGCTTCCGCCACCTTCGCCACCGGTGGTAAGCAACTGGCCCAGCACGCCAATGGTGATTTCGTTGTTGAGGATCTCGTGCAGCTTGTCATACGCATAGGCAGTTGACTGCTTTACCGAGTCTTCAAAACGCACATCGGCAAATCCCTTGGGCACAATGATGTACGCAGCGGACCCATACTCTTCCGCGCTGCGCTTGGCTTCATCGCGGCCCTGCGGTTTGTTCGGATCGTATTCGTAGATGCGCAGCGGCATGCCGAACATCTCGTTGTACCGGGTGAAGTCAGCCAGGTTCTGCCGCTTCATGAGCACATACGGGGCGATGTTGGCCAGTAAACCCAAATCATTCTTGCGCCCGATCTGCAGAATGTAGTTGACGTATATGCCCTCACGGTACAGTATGCCAGCATCACTGACGCCATCCTTGCTGATCAGTCCGCGCTCGGGTTTCACGTTCTGCCGAGGCACCAGTTGAACGTCACCGATCAATCCATCGCTGCCAAGCATAAACTCCACCAGCGTGGTGCCCCAGAAGATCCTCTCCTGCAGGCGGTGCAGGAATTCGGCAAACCAGGGAGCCTTGAAGTTCTCCATAACTACCTCGTTCTCCAGCCCCACCCATTCAAAGGGATTGGTTTTCACCGCCCGGATACGCTTGTCCATAACCGAGCGCAGGTGAAGGTCTATTGAAACATCGAAGTAGGTATTGATCAACTGCCTGCGGTTGGGGTTCAGGCTGCTCTCCGCGCTCTTGATGTTTTGAAACCACGTTTGTATGGTTTGGTTGCCGCGTGTTACCTGGCCAATGGTGATGTCCTGGATCACGATGCTGGTTGCCTCTTCGGCCCGCTTTACTCCCTGTTTTGCCATGGTGTTAAAATTTTGCCTCTGTTCTATACGACCCCCTTTTCGGGGGCATTGCCCATAATTTTCTCCCGGCTTAAACCTGAGCGAGTTTAAACAGGTTTTAAATACCTTTACCGCTCAACTCCGACCCCCACCACCTGCCCGGCCCTAGAAGTACGGGTTTCGGGGGGTGGTGCTGCCCCATTGCACCACGTTGCCGTCATCTACCCCGTCTCCGTCCTCGTCACCCTTGGCCGGGAAGCCCGGATCAAAGTCGCCCGAGGCCACTTTCTCCAGCCATGCCAGCGCATCGGCATAGCGCTTGTCGCGCATTTCGGGCACCTGGCCGGGTGCCTGCCGGGCGTGCAGGTGGTACAGGGTCATGTCTACTATATACATCACCAGCTCCGGGTCGCGCGCGGCCCCGGTTCTGGCAAACAGCGCATCTACATCGTAGCGGTTGCGCAGCCGGCTTTTGGCCTGGCTTATGGCTTTGGCTTCGGCATCGGTGCGGTTGGCCGGTGTGCTTTCAATCAGCTGCGTCAGCTGCTCGGTGCGTATCTGGGCGGTATAGTCGCTGTCAACTAAATAGGGCATGGGCAATGTGTTTACGGTACGTGCGTTGCGCCACACCGGTGACTTTCACCAGTTCGCGCACGCGGAAATCCTTTTTGTCATACTTAATCAACAGACCGCACAGGTACTGGCGGGCGCCCAGGTAGCGCACGTGATCCTTTACCGGTTCAGGTGTGCTGTCGATTATCCGTTGAGCAATAGCGCTGCGCATCAGTACATGTTTTTGTACTTGTTGCGCTTGCCCACGGTGGCCGGCACGTTGGTCACCACTTTCTCCATCAGCTTGAACACGGCACCCTCGCAGGCATCGGGTCCGTCTTTCTTTATGCCGGTGTGCCCGGGCTGGAAGCTGGTGAACTGGTAAATGAGGTTAACCATGTGGTGGTTGTCTTTCTCGGCCTCGTTGAAGTACCAGTTGCCGCGCTCGAAGTAGCCGCTGAGGGAAGCAATGCGCGCATCCTTGTCCGGCTTCTGGCGCTTGTCGCCATTGAGCGGCAGCGGTTTGCCCTTGGCTTGCGCCACGGCATTGAAATCTTTATACAGCAGATCCTGCAGGAACACTTCTTCCATCCACAGCTCGCACACACCGCCACCGCTGCGCACCAGGTGATCAAGCACGTAGCCCCACTCAATCATTTCGTCTACACTGGCGCGATCGCAGAAGGCTTTGACCACGTGCAGCTCACCGCGGTGCAACCCGATGAGCACCCAGCTTTTGTGATCGCTGTTCTTCTTATTCTTAAAGCTGGGATCCAGGTAGGCCACCAGCGCCAGGTATTCGTTCAGTGCAGGCAGCGCTTTGTAGCGCACCCAGTCTTTGCGGAATACCTTGCCCTCGGTGATCGGGTTGTTGAAGTACTCGCGCTCGGCCAGCAGCGTGCCCATCTTGCTGATCATGTACTGGCAGTCCTCCTTGCTGTGGCGCTTCCACGTGGGGTTGCCGTTGGCATCGAGCAGGTTGATGGTCTCTTTGTAATCGGCCTGCTCGTAGAGGCGGGCCATGAGGCTGCGCTCGCCAATCTTGTTGTTGAGCACTACAAACAGCGCGTGCGCACTTACGTCCATCGTGGGCCACAGTGCGCCCATGATCCACTGGTAGCTTTTCTCCAGGCGAATGTCGTTGAGCACTTCCTCGTCATCGTCAAAGTCATCGCCTATAATAAGGTCGGGCCGTTTTTCATCTTCCTTGGTACCGCGCGGGCTTTGGCCTTTGCCGAGGGCGCGGAAGCTGATGCCCTGGCTGGTGACAAACTTGTCATCGGCCCAGATGCTAACCGTTTTAAACGTGCCGAAATCGTTGAGTAAACGCTGGTTATACTCAAACTGCAGGCGTATGGCGCGCAGCATTTCACTGGCCTGGTCAAACGTTTTGCTCCACCACACCACGTTGCGGTAGCTGTGGTGCAGATTGTATAGGCTGCGGCAGGTGAGGTATATGGCGAACATCTGCCAGAAGGTGGTCTTGGCCATGTCGCGCGCGATCATCCAGGCGAAGAACATCTTCTTTTTTTTGCTGGTGAGTATGGCATTGCCACCGCGCAGGTGGAAGGCGGCAAACTCGCTGCTGGCCCAGCTGGGGAAGTAGTACGTAAGAAACCCGGGCCAGTCCTCCAGCAGGGCAGCCACGCGCACGCGCCTGGCTTCGGGGCTTTCGTCAATAGCCACATCGGCCGTGCTGGCTTTGATCTGTTTCTCCAGCGCCTCAAATCGCTTTTCCAGTTGCTGCCGGCTTTTCATGCGTCAAGCTGTTGGGCTTTGGTTTGCAGAAACTCTTTGCTGTAGCCAACCAGTTGCTTGGCCAGTTCCGGCTTTACGCCCAGCAGGTACTTAAGGAACTCTTCCTGCACGTTGTAGTAATCGGGCAGGCTGGTGCGGCCGCTCAGTTCGCGGATGTTCTTGGTCATCTTGGCGATGGTATCCGCTTCGCTGCTGGTGGGGTACTGCTTTTCGCGGGTGTTGATCTCCGTAAGCAGGTTATTGATCTGCACCAGCATCATGCTGATGTTGCGCTCGCGCGTGATCTGGTTAGCCGCCTTTGTCTCCTTCCACTTAAACCGCTTGGCCCAGTCGCCCACCGTGTCCTTGCCCACGCCAATGGTTTCGGCAATCTCCTGGTAGGTCATGCCGCTGTTCATGTAGAGTTCGTATGCGCGGTTGCGCAGCGTTTCGCTTTCGCCTTTGGTTCTGCGTGCCATGGTGCAAAGGTGGATTTACGTGGGGATTAAAACCCGCGCCATTTCGCCCATTCAAATTTTTGGAGCACCGAATGCCATTTTTAGGCTAACCTAAAATTTATTTTAAGCACAGCCTAAAAAATCTGCCCAAGTTTGGGCTCTCGATAACGCGCCACATGTCCAAACCGATTGTATTGACGGATGATAGTGTGATCAACAGCTACGGCTTCCGGGTGATGACGGCAGGCGGTGAACTAACCGACTACCTTAAAAACCCTGTGCTGCTGTACGACCACACCCGCAGGCATGGCGAGAACGACCGCGACATCATTCTGCCGATTGGCAAGATGACGGATCTGCGCAGTGATGGCAGCCGGATTATCGGCACACCCGAGTTTGACCTGGAGGACAAGTTTGCAGCCGAGGTTAGCCGCAAGTACGACAAGGACATCATGAACATGGCGTCCATCGGCTTTGAGGCCATGGAGTGGAGCACCGAGCCGGAGCTTATGCTGCCCGGCCAAACGCTACCCACGGTAACCAAGTGGAAGCTGAAGGAGGTAAGCATTACCGACATCGGGGCAAACCCCAACGCCTGCAAGCTGAGCCACCAGGGCTTCACGCTCACACTCAATGCCGCAACCAGGCGCGAGGACATCGAAGCGTTTTTCAAAACACAACAACCAACCAATCCACAAATGAAAAAAGTGATTGCTGCGCTCAACAACAGCAAGCTGGTAAACCTCTCTGAAGCATCCGGTGAAGAGCTGGTGGCAGAGGCAGTGACCACGCTAAGTGCACAGCTGAGCGCCAAAGACCAGACGATTGCGGCCAAGGATGCCGAAATCAACCGTCTAAAAACCGAGGCCCAGGCCGCCAAGGAAAACGCGCTGAAAGAGCGTGCCACCAGCCTGGTGGAAAGCGCGCTGAGCGCCAAGAAGATTGTAGCCGCCCAGAAGGACAACTTCATCAACCTGGCCAGCCAGAGCGAAGAAGGCTACAAATCGGTGAAGCAGTTGCTGGACAGCCTGCAAGGCTACCAGCCCGTAGTGCCACAGTTGAGCGGTGGCCCCGTTGAGCTGCCCACCAGCAAGGCCGAGCTCGTGAAGCTGCACGACAAGTATGCCAAGGGCGAAGCCTCCTGGAAAGAGCTTTCCGAAGATCAGATCAAACAGATCTGGAAAGCCAAGCACGGAAAAGAAATCCATTCCTCAACCCTAAACGCCCTTTTGGGCAAATAAGCAAATGGTAACAGGCGATATCGACTTTCCCTATGGCAATGCAGACGTGCAAAGCTTTGCACCTGCCGCTGCCGTGACGCTCACGGTAAAAAACCTGCTGACGTACTTCCTGGCTTCTGCAGCCATGGCAGCCGGCATGACAATCAACTTCGCCATTGACGGCCAGATTCGGCCGGGCGCCCGCGTAGTAGTACGCGCGGCCAGCGATGGCACGGCCCGCACCGTAACCCCCGGCACCGGTGCGCAAGGTTTGGCTGTGACCGGTGTAATCAACGGTGTGTTCGAATACGAATTTGAATACAAACCGAGCACTGCCGTGGGCACGTTTGCCTTCGTGCTCATCAACGCTCGTCAAGTGGCTTAACCAACAACTTTTTAATCTGATGAAAACACTTTTTAAACTATTCTTTTCGCTGATCAGCACGGTGTTGGTAGCCAGCATCGTGGCCAGCGTGTATGAGGTGCCCGTGCCGGATGTGCTGCAAGTGATGGCAGCCATCAGCCTGGTGCTGTTTGCCATCCGCATTGTGGCGCTGGCTAAAAATCCGGCCGATGCCGGCCGCGTTTCCGGATTGACCTACGGTGTTGCCGTGGAGTTCTGGGAAAGCGTGATCGCGGAGTTCATTATGAAGGACTACCCGTGGTTGCGCAGGGCCAAAGACCGATTGGACGAGGTAAGCACTAACCCCACGCACATCCGCGATGCCGAGAAGATCGAGCTCACGTATGACAAGGTGGCCAGCGTGCTGAGCGACCACATCAAGAACCTGGACTTCCTCAGCGCTTACAACGTGTTGTTCCGCTGGGCTGGCAAGAACCCTGCCGCTGGCGGTGTTACCCCGGCAGACCTTCCCGCAGCCAACATTCGCAGGACGAGCGGCACGACCGCTGCCACGCACCTGAGCGGTGCAACTGGTAACCGCAAGATCTTCAACCTGGCAGATTTCAACGCGGCCAAAACCACGCTGATCAACCTGACCAAGCGGGAGCAGAACGCGGGCAAGCGCGCCATCTTTATGGATGAGACGCTGTACAACCAGTTGAAAGCCGACACTAACCTGGATACGTTCGACAAGCGCGAGATGCAGGGCGTAGTGATGCAGAACGGTGACATGGTGCGCATTGGTGGCTTAGACATCATCCGCACGGATGTAATGCCGCGCTTCAGCAACGTGACCACACCGGTTGCCAAAGACCCGCTGACCGATGCCGATTCCGGAATTCCGTACAGTGCCTCGTTTGCCACGACCGACAACGCCTGTGCGCTGCTCGTTGACTTCGACCTCGTTCACATTGCAATGGGTGATATCAAGCTGTTCGAGACCCTCGGCAGCGCAGATTACCAGGGCGACATCTACAGCGCGCTGGTACGCGTGGGCGCAAGCCGCGAGCGTGCCGATGCCACCGGTGTAGTAGCCATCGTGCAGGAGCCTTAACCGGTTACTGAATGAACAGCCATAGCCAGGAAGCCGGAGGTGCCGCAATTGGCGGCACCCTCGGCTTTATCAAAAGCCTGATTACGCTGCCCGCCTTTGTTGACATCCACGTGGTGCTTCACACCATGCTGCTGGCAACGGTAGGAGCCATTACCGGCTGGGTGGTTACAGGCTTGCTCAAGTGGATAAAAAAGAAACTCACCAAATAAAACCAACAAACCGTGAGCACCAAGAAGAAAAATGCAGCAGCCCCGGCCGAACAGCCCGAGGTTGCACCGGTGGAAAATCCGGAGGCCGAAAACGCACCCGAGTACAGTGCCGACCTGAAGGCCGCGCTGCAGGGCATCTTCCGCGATGACCCCGAAGCCGAAGCCTACTACAGCGAAGATGAGAAAACCTTCCTCAACCCGCTGCAGTACGAAAGGCTCGAGAACAAGAAGGGATTTGTAAAATACCCTAACCCGAAGTAATCATGTCTATAGTTGCATACGATCGTTGTGCCACACTTGGCAATCATGTGCCCGCGGGTGACTGTCTCCCGGAAGGCACTGGTATTCTCGGTCTGCTCCTGATCAAAAAGGGCTTTGACCTTACCACCGTTACTGACGGCACCAGCTACGGAGCTGCCAAAACCGCCAACAACCTGAAGGTGGTAAAAGACCTTGAAGCCTACTGGCCCGGAGCCACACCGCAAACCATAGCCGGCAAAGCCGGCCGTATGGAGCGGCTTGGCCACATTCAGTATGAGCTGCCCTTTACGCACGAAGGCGTAGATGCCAACATGACCTTCTGGAACACGCTGAACCATGCCCGCAACTGGGGCGTGGCGCTGATCACCGAAGACTACAAAGGCTACGGTGCGCTCGATGCCCAGCTGGAGCCCATTCTGGCCAGCTTTTTTGCAGCTCCGGGTGGCGAGCAGGAGTTCGGAAAGATTCTCGAGTTCCGCGGCACGGTGAAGTGGAAGAGCCGCGACCTGCCCGTGATCCTCTCCCCGCTTATCTGGACGCAAACCTTGCTGAAGGCCGACTTCCAGCCGTAACGAGTAAGCAGGTCCCTGTTCATGCTACTTTATCCTACGAAGCTTCAGCGAAGTAGGAATCAATCAAACTTCAACCCAATGCTATGCCTGGCAAAAAGTTACAGTTCCTCGTTATCCACTGCACGGCCACCCCGGCCGGCCGCAACGTAAGTGCCGATGAAATACGGCAATGGCACCTGGGCCCGCGCCCGGAAGCCGATGGCGTTTTGTACAAAGGTGAAAAGTTCAGCGCCCTCAGCGGGCTGCCTCCGGATAAGATCGGGGGCGTAAGCGTGTACAAGCTCAAGGGCCGCGGCTGGCGGCAGGTAGGCTACAGCGACATGATTCACCTGGACGGCCGGATTGAAAATCTGGTGCCCTACAATGCCGATGCTTTGGTAGATGCCTGGGAGATTACCAACGGGGTGATGGGCCGCAGCAACAACAGCGTGATGCGCCACGTGGTGTACGTGGGCGGCATGGCTGCCGACAACAGCCAGCCGGAAGATACGCGCACGCCCGCGCAGCACGTAAGCCTGCTGGCCTACGTGCAGCAACAGATCGAGCGCGTGCCCGATCTGCTGGTGGCCGGCCACAACCAGTTCGACAAAAAAGCCTGCCCGAGTTTTAGCGTAGTGCAGTGGGCACTCGGCCGCGGCATACCCGCCAAAAACATCTACGACAAATGGCCAAAGTAATTTTGACACTTCTGGTCTTGACGTTTTTTGTCAACGGCTGCATCACGTACAGGCAGTGCGTGGATAAGTTTGGCTACCTGAGCCGCGACACCGTGCGCATAACCGTGCGCGATACGGTGCGCATCGTACACGTACTGCCGGGCGACAGCCTGGAGACGGAAATCAACATCGATTCGCTTTGTGCGCGGGTGGCCAGCTCCAAACTGCAGATTGAAGATTCGCTGCAGCGCAACCGACTTACCCTGCGCTGGTGGGTTGACCGCTACAACCGCCTGCTTAAAGTGCGGGCCGTGCAAAAAGCAGACACGATAACGATAACAAAGATTGTGGAGGTTCAGGGTGAATGTCCTCCGCAGGTGGTGCTAGACCCGGCCAAAAGTCTGCCATGGCATAGCAGGCTGTGGAACTCGTTCCAAACTTTTTCAGCCTGGGTGGTCGTGGCCGGGCTAGCTATCCTCCTGTTTTACTTACTCTTTAAACGGTAGTTTCTATGCTGCGCAAACTGTGTTTATACATCATTGAAAAGCTCTACCGCTACACCTACGAGCCCGTGCAGCTGGACCGCATCAACAGCAAGTTGATAAAGCCGGTGCCGGGCCTGGTAATTGAGGGCGTGCAGTACTACGAGTTTGCCAACGTGGCCGATATGCCCGAGGGCAGACGCGCCCATTACAATTATCTGCGCGATGAGCTGGCCATGGGTGCCGACCGCGAGCTGATCAACCGGTTTATTGACCAGCTGAAGAAAGCCAACAACGAGGGCGACACCAGCCGCATCGGCAGCCTACTGTGGATGCTGGAGGACATCGTGAACAACCTGACCACCACCGAGGCGCTGTTTAACATCGCTTCGCTGCTGTACTTCGATGAGCAGGAAGACCTGGCCGTGTATGATGTGGACTACAATAAGCTGAAGATCGAGCGGTTCAAGACCCTGCCCGACAAAGGTTTTTTTTTCGACTATCTGCTACGGCAAAGTTTGAAGATTTCTGGCGAAGCACTACCGGCCGACATAAAGGAGTTTTTGGCCGCAAACGCAAGAAAGCTGCAAGCCTTCAACCGGATACTCGGTACGAAAACCGAATCAAAACCCTTGAGCGATTTGACCAGATGACAGCCAACTATTGCCAAAGCGAACAAGAGGTGCAGCTGGTGCAGCGCAAAACCGCGGAGAACTACTACCGATGGCTCGATCGCCAGGTGAAGAAGGCGAAGGCAATGGAACAACAATTGAAGAAGAACCAGAAGTAAGATGGCAGAGTTTCCGGTAAGAGCGAACACCAACCAGGCTGAACGAGAGATCGATCAGCTCATTGGTGTATTGCGGAAACTGAAGCAAGAGGGCAAGCTGACCGAGCAGGAGTTCAATGACCTAAGTGCCAGTGCGAAAAAGTTTGGCACCGAGGGCAGCAAGGGCGTAAACGCCATCAACAAGGAGATGAACAACCTGAGCGGGGTGGGCAAGAAAGCCATTGGCGTGCTTGGTACTCTGTTTGCGCTCGACCAGATCAAGCAGTTCATTACCCAGGTTGTACAAGTTACTGCCGAGTTTCAAAAGTTTGAAGCCGTGCTCACCAACACCCTGGGCAGCCGCAGCCAGGCGCAGATCGCCTTGCGGCAGATACAGGATTTTGCAGCCAAAACACCATTCAGTGTTCAGGAGCTTACCGCCAGCTTTGTGAAGCTCGCCAACCAGGGCTTTAAGCCGACCACCGAAGAGATGCGGAAGCTGGGCGACCTGGCGGCCAGCACCGGCAAGCAGTTTGACATGCTCACCGAAGCCATCATTGATGCGCAGACCGGTGAGTTCGAACGACTGAAAGAATTCGGGATCCGCGCCAGCAAGGAGGGAGACAACGTAACCTTCACTTTCAAAGGCGTACAAACGCAGGTCGAATTCACATCCGAAGCGATACGAAACTACATACTTGCCCTGGGCGATGCAGAAGGTGTAAGCGGGGCAATGGCCTCCATCAGCGCAACGTTAGGTGGCCAAATCAGCAACCTGGGTGATGCGTTTACGCAGCTGCTGCAACAATGGGGCGACAGTCAGAGCGGCCCGGCCAAGTCGATTGTGCAAATGCTGACTTTGATGCTGAATGATCTCAAAGAGATTACCAGAACAGAGGAGCAGCTGCAAGCCCTGCGCCAATCCGATGCGCAGAAGAACGCGGTCGAACTTTTGAAAAACATGGCCGCCAGCACCGGAGACCTGGAGAAAGCCCAAGGTGCACTGGTGAACATGAATAACCGCAAGATTGACCAGCTGCGGGTAGAGAAAAGGGAGCTTGACATAACTACAGATGCCGGTGTGGAGCGCAACAATGAGATCGTGAATGAGATTCGCGTGTTAAACGCAGCCAACACGGCCATTGACGACTATGTAGTTTCGATCAATAAAGAGACGGATGCCAAGAACAAAGCAGCAGAAGCGGCTCGTAAAAAAGCAGATGCGGAGAGAGATGCAGCCGTGATCAGGCGCCTGCAGGCGACACAAAATGCCGAAGAAGGTGATTTTTCCTACATATCCAAATATCTCGATGGCCCCGGTGTGGATCCCGATTTGATTAAACGCCTGGACCAACTAACGGAAGGATTTGTAACCGGCCCGCAAGTGCCGGACGCAGACCCGGGCATTACAGCTGATCGCGCACGGGAAGAAAGCCTTGGCCAGCTGGTGAACTACTCCACCATGGCCTTCAATGAGATACTCCGCAGCCGGTCGGTGGCCGTGCAGCAGGAGATGGCCTTACTGGAAAACCAGTACCGCTACGAATTAAGTCTGGCCGGGAATAACGCTGATGCGCGCAACGCCATTCAGCAACGCTACGACCAGCAGCGCAGAGCGCTCATGAATCGCCAAGCGCAGGTCGACCAGCAGAACGCCATATTTGGGATTCTTGTTAACCAGGGCCCGGGAATTGCAAAAGCTATTTCTAGTGCACCGCCCCCGCTCAATTTTGCTTTAGGTGCAGCCGTGGCTGCCTACTTCGCGTTGATGCTGAACAACCAAAGGCGCATTCAGGCGCCCCGGTTTAAGGACGGTGTTTTTGGGCTGGACGGTCCCGGCACGGAAACCAGCGATAGCATTCTGGCCATGCTCAGCCGCAACGAAAGCGTAGTGCCTGCGCGCAAGAGCCGCAGGTTTGCCAGCGTGCTGAAGCCCATGATCGAGGACGACAACTTTAGCATGATCGACCTCAAGCGCATTGTGGACCGCAGTCTGCCCGACTTCCGCTTGCCCGTAGTTATGGGCATGCCTGGCACCGATAGCAAAGAAGTAGCCGAGGAGCTGCGCAAGACCCGCGAGGCCATTGTGAACAAGCCGGAAACCCGCATTGTGGTAGACAACAATGGCTTTGCCGTCTACAGAGGCAAGGCCGAACGCTGGACGCGGTACACCGCCAAACGTTACCCCGTGTTCGAATGAAGCTGTACAACTTCTATATCTACCACAACAGCTTTGCTGAGCAGTACTGGGTGAAAATACAAGACCCGGTAGGCTGGAACAGCCTGGGCAAAACCATTAACCGCAGGATGAAGTGGCACGGCATTTTTTACGAATACACGCCCAAGCTCAAGTTTGTTCAGGATGGCCGCCTGCTCATTCAGCGGGTGTACGAAACGTATGGCGTGCAGGCCGAGCTGCTGCTGCGCATCGATGCGTGGGACGAGCTCACCCGCAAGTACGTGCGCGACTTCACCGGCCGGCTGAACCTGACCACCTACAGCATTGACAAAGACTACGTGGAGCTGAACGTGGAGCCGCGCGGCCTGCTGAAGACCATTGAAAACCGGGAAGACACTAAGGTGAACCTCGAGGCCAGCGTGACACAAAACGGCAGCGCGTTACCTGCCTTGAGCAACACCACCGTGACGCTCCATAGCAAAACCATAATTCCTGAACTAGCAGCCAACCAGCTCAATGAAGATGCCGGTGAGTTTTACAGTTACGCGGACCAGGTAGTAACAGCCGACCCGATAGCCGACCGCAAGTATTTTTTAAAGCTTAACAATTCAAGCAATGGAACGTGGGCCTTTAACAACCGCATGCGCGTTAAAATAACCGGCCTTGTTTCTATCAATGACGATTTTTTGGTCGAGGTTGTTATCGCACGAAGAAAGGGTGACACAGGTGTAGTAAGTCAATCTGTGACAACGGTGATAAATGAAACAATCCCGGCAAACGTTTACGACAGCGGATGGATTGACTTAACAATACTTCAGCCAAGCTTTAATCCTTCGTATTCAGATGGTTTGCTTGGGGACGAGTTTTACTTTTTTTTCAAAATCACGTACGACATGTCGGGCGGTGGCCCCGGCCGCGCACTCTATCTTGATTTCGATGACACTGCTGATCAGCGACTGTTCATGCAGGCAGACACCAGCTTCCCGACCACACCGGCCACGGGCACCCTGATTTTTGAAACCTGGCAGCGTGTGCTGCGCAGCATTGCCGATAAGCCGAACGATGCCATCTTTTTCAGCAGCTACTACGGCCGCACCGAAAATGGCTACGCAGCCGATGGCGCGGGCAGCCTGCGCCTGATGCTCACCGGTAACAAAATCCGGGAACTGAATAGCAAGGGCGTAACCGTTAGCCTGAAGCAGCTCATGGACTTTTCTATGGCGGTGGATGGTGCCGGCATAGGCCTGGAGCGCGTTGGCACCACCGAGCGGGTGCGCGTGGAGCCGCTCACGCACTGGTACCGCGCCCAGAAAATGATGCGTTTAACGTTTGTTAAAGACTTGCAAAAAGAGGTGATACCCGAGCTGATCTACAGCGCGGTGAAGATAGGCTACGACAACAAGGCCCTGAACGAGCAGATCAATAACCTGGACGAGTTCAACGTGTTCCGCGAGTATACCACGCCCATCAGCGTGGTGAAAAACTCGCTTTCGCTGATGACCGACATTGTAACCAGCGGCTACACCATTGAATACTTGCGCAGGAACCGCGAGGCCCAAACCCGCGACACTGAGCGCGATGACGATGTGATCTGCGTGCAGCTCAGGCGCGGTGGCCTCAGCCTGATTACCGACAAGAATCAGGATTTTACGGTGCTCACCGGCATACTGGATGCACCCACCGTGTACAACGCTAAGCTGAGCCCGGCCCGCTGCCTGAAGCGCAACGGCCGTCTGATTGGCGCAGGCCTGCAGAAGAACCGCACGGAATCCCTGCGCTTCAACTTTGCCCCGGCCAATGCCGAGATGCAAAGCCGCCTGACAGGCGAGAGCGTGAATACCATTGAGAATGCCAGCCCGGTGATCAGCACCCTGGATAAGCCGCTGTTCCTGGCAGAAAAATACACGTTTAAGGCCGTGCTCACCCGTGAGCAGTGGAAGTACCTAAACACCACCGACCCGGACGCACCGAACAACGTGTGGCAGTACATCGAGTTCAGCGACACGGACCAGAACTTTACCAAAGGCTACCTGCTGAAGGCCACCCCTCGGCCAGACAGTTTAGAGGGTGAATTTGAACTCATCCGGGCGAACGTCTAATGGCACTGATCAACCTTTCATACTGCAGTTCGGCTCTTGGTGAATCAGTTCAGCTTGTTTACAATGATGTTACCCATGTAGTAGAGTCAGCCAATGTTGGGCTAGCTTGTTCACCTGGCGTGCCGTGGGTTACAGAGATATACCGCCATATCGATGGAAACTTTCTTTACCTCGTTTTGGTCGACAACACTTGGCCGCTTTATTCCAGTGTGGTTCAGGTCGCCTTATGCACCGTTTCAATCGCATCGGCTACGCCTACCAACGCCAGCACCAACCAGGCGGCAGACGGCCAGATTGCCGTAAGTGCCACGGGCAACGGCACACTGGAGTATAGCCTGGATGGTATTAACTGGCAACCGGGATCAACCTTCTTTAACCTGGCACCCGGCACCTACACCGTGCGGGTGCGCAACAACTACCTGGGCAACATCTGCTTTGTGCAGACGAACGTAACAGTCGGCTTTACTTCGCTGGTGTGCGACCTGCAGCTGGGCACCATTACCAAAACAGCAGCGCCAGGCGCTACGCTCACGATCGTAAACTACCTCACGGTGTTTAGTCACCCGGTGGAATACCGCCTGGATGCCGGAGCCTGGCAGGACAGCAACATTTTCACCGGGCTGGCCGCGGCAACCTACAACGTGCAGATACGCTTTAAGTCACCGTACACGGCTTGCGTGGCCAATCAGAACGTAGTCGTGGATGGCACGCCCTGTACAGCCTTTATCCAGGGCGTGGTCGCGCTTCCGGAAACAGCCCGATTTGCCAACGATGGTGTGATCAGCGTCAGCGCGTCATCGGCCAACGGACCTATTCAGTATAGCAAGAACAACGGCAGCACATACCAGGCAGGTAACGTGTTTAGCAACCTGGCACCCGGCACCTACCAGGTGCGGATAAAGGATGCCGTGAACTGCGAGGCCGTGGTGTCGGTTGTGGTGCTGGCCTACAAGCCCAACTACGTGCGCTTCCCCCTGGCTAACGCGCTTCGGGCCGTTATAACCGAAGGGCCGCAGGTGGATACCACGGTGCAGAATTTTGAGAATAAGCTGTTGCGGCAAATGGGCTGGAGCGGCATTACCCAGAACGACTGCTACACGAAGAAGGCCACCACCGAAGACATTGACACCCTGCAGTGGCGCAGCACGTACAACGCCCACACGGTGTCGCTTTACAATGCTGTTAACAACACATTAATCGGGTCCTTAACACCCGTTAAACAGACTACCTACCGCAAAAAATCAGACAGCCGCACGGCCAGCTTCTGCGAGGGTGCCACGGCTGATGAGGTGCAGGTGTTCTTCGACCCGGCCCTGCCGGAGTTCTACGGCACTGGCCAGCAGTTTACCATCAGCGGGCAGGCACTGCTCAACGGCACGTATGTGATCAAGGACATACGCATGGGCACGGGCCTGGCGCTGGGCTACGAGGTGCTGGTGTTCGATAAGGTGGTAGCCATCACCGGTGTGATCACCGGCACGCTGGCCGTAACCTACAATGCCCGGGAGTATGAAGTGTGGGAGGTGGCAGCCAACTGGGGAACCATTGGCATCGGCACGTACTACCTGGTGATAGACGGCACAGACGTGCAGTTTACCCACTTTAAGGCCCGCACCGAACCGATTGAAGTAGCGGCAACGCATGACGACCATGTAAAGGTCGAATACTGGAACCAGGACGAAAGCTTTGAGCTGGACTACGCTACCCGCCTGCGCCACAAACTACGGCTCGAGGGACTACTGCTGCCACTGCCCCGCCACGGAGGCGAGCGCACGGTGCACGAAGACAGCGAGCGCAAGCTGCTGAAGCTGCGCGAGGTCGTAACCCGCATTGCCGAGTTTGAGGTAGGGCCGCTGCCGTTTTACCTGATTGAAACCCTGCGGCTGGCGCTGGCGCACGACAACCTGTATGTGGATGGCATACGCTACACCGCTAACGATGACCTGGAAGTGCGCGACACGGTGGACCAGTTTGCCGACTGCCTGATGAAACTGCGGCAGTATGCCTACCTGGCCGAGAACGGTGTGGATACCGCTGGTGTAGACATAACGGTAATGGATGTTGATAACGAACTATTGGAACTGGAGCCATGAGCAACGTAAACAGACGCAAACTTCGCAACCTGAGCCAGCGCACCGCGCCCGCCCTTACGGACATTGTGCATATCTGGAGCTCAATCACCGGCAAAGATCACTTTACCACCGTTAACGACCTGCTGGCTGCCATCGGTGGCTTTGGCGGGGTTTACCTGGGCACGGCCGATGTAACCGGTGTGCCCATTGTCCTGGACTTTGACGGAAACGTAGACGCGCTCTTCAACGCCACGGGCACGATCAACGTCAACAAGACCCTGCAGTTCAACAACGCCAGCCTGGGCAGGCGCATGAAGCTGCTGCTGACCATTGCCAGCGGGGCGGTGCTCACGCTGCCCAGCAACGTCAAGTTCCCCGGCTACCAAAGCGGGTGGAATGACGGCACCAAGCAGCTCGACTTTGCCCAGATCGGTGACGGTGACTTCGAAATCGAGTTTGCCTACAAAACCGTGGGCACCTACTGGCAGGCTAAACTTCACGGACCTTTTTAAACTACACAACCATGGAACACATCATTATTCAACCTTTTTACGCGGCCATCTTCGGGTGGCTGGCGTTCAATGTCATTTTGTTTCGCATCGAGAAAGACAAATCGGACGATGCCGGTGCCGACTTCAGCGTAAAGCTGTACGCGGCCAAAGCCTGGGATAACTGGCTGGCATCGCTGCTTTGTGTGCCCATTGTACTCTACCTGGGCTATAAGCAACTCAACATCGGCATGATCGATGTTGACGACCCGAGCTGGAGCGACCTGTATTACCTGGCCGCGGGCTTCCTGCCGGAACTGATTATTGTAGCCTGGAAAAAATGGAAAGCAAAGCACGTATGAGACTGAAACTGATCATCGGCCTGCTGATCATCAGCGCCTCGGCCTTCGGGCAGAGCATGAGCGTGAACTGGCTGAAGCAAAGCACCTTTACTGCAGCCGGCACCAACACGTACACCGTAACAGCAACGGGCGTAACGCAGTACCTGCCCGGGCTGGAGTTGAAGATACTCTTCACCAACGCGAATACAGGGGCCAGCACCATAAACGTGAACTCCTTGGGCGCGCGCACCTTGCAGAAGAATGGCGCGGCCGTAGCCAGTGGCGACATTGCTGCGGGCGGCACTTACCGCCTCACGTTCGATGGTACCAACTTCCAGGTGCTGGGCATTGGCGGTGGCGGTGGGGGTGGTGGTGTTACCGATGGCGACAGGGGCGACATTACCGTGACCGGCAGCGGAGCTACATGGACTATTGATAATAATGCAGTCACCAACGCCAAGATCAACGATGTAGCGTGGAGCAAGATCACCGGCACACCCACCACTCTTAGCGGTTATGGAATTACCGGTGCTGAAACTTTGCAATCACTGCGTGTGAACGGCACTGCTGGCGCTGGCTTTTTGCAGATGGATTGGCAGAGCGCCA